CTATTAACATCTAGTTCTTTTACTCCGCCGATACGAGTTGCTTCCCATAAATCTTCAGCATATTTAGCTATTATTTCATAAGCTCCTTTTGCTACTTGTTTATCGTGCCACTCTTTATTTTTTTCGTATTCTTCTGTGTTTAGTTCTATGTAAATATATGGCTCACTGCTATCAAAAGCTAATTGAGTTGCAGTCTTCTTTAGTTTCTTGAAATAAGTAGGAATAACTGATTTCCATTCAATGTGCATTACTTGAATCATTAAGTTTCCGCCTACTATTTTAACTCCATTATTATTATTTCTTCTTAAAAAGTCTGTCGGATTTTGAGCTATACTATTTACTAATGCAACTTGAGATTGAGTTAATTCAAATTTTCTTAATACGTCGTGTGTTGACATATAAATACAAGAACCCATTATTGGACTCTTTTCTAAGAAAATATCTCCTTTTATCTCTTCAAATATAGCATCTCTAGGGTCAATGCTTATATAGTGTGTTTCTCCTTGTTCATTTCTTTCTATTTTACCATAACACATAGATGTTATAGCTGTATTTAAAACGTCTTCAGAAAACTTTATTTTAATATCATCTTCAATAATCTTATCATTTAAGACTATCTGCATGATTGTTTCTTCTTTATCTTTTGGACTTATTTTATTCCATAATGGGTCATCTTCTCCTTCAGGAATAGGAGCGCCTTCCATTACATCTACACCTACTTTATCTTTAAGTTGCTCTAGTTCTTTTTTAGCAATCATGGCGCCGTACATCATATCCATTTTTGCCATCTTTTCAGATTTAGCATCTCTGTTAGTTGTCTCTACAGTAGCCGCCAAAGGTTGCATTAAAAACTCACCAACCATTAACTGTATTTTTGGCTTATGCGCTCTGTAAGCTATATACTTAGCTTTGTTTGCTTTACCAAATGTTTTAGTTAAAATGTTTATGCTATCCGGTTGTTTAACTCCGTTATAAGATAAATAATCTTTATCCATCTTATCTCTTAATGAGTTACTTCCTCTCCATATATTTTGAGCATAATCTAAGTGTAAAGAACACCATTCAGGAGTCTTTTTAGATTGAGGTATAGTTTGCGAAGGAAACTGATTTGTACTAGCCATTTATTGAATTATTTTATTCAAAAATAGTTAAAATTCTTTTATGTAAAACTAGAACCACCAAAATCCTTTTCAGTTCCAAATCCGTGATTATTTTCTTCATCTATTGGTATATGTTCACCATTCTTATCAAAAGTCCATCCGCCGAATGAGAATGGGTCTTCTTTTGCTATCTGAGAATTATCTCTTGGTGTCACATTATTACTCACGCACTGCATCAAGGCTATACCATAAGCGTCTGCTAAGTCATTATCACTGCCAACTTCTACTTCATCAAAGTTACCTAATTGATTAATTAATTCAGGAAACCATATATTTTGAACATCATAATCTACGGCAGATTGCATTAAACCTACCATCATTGGGCGGCTATAACTATTTAATGATACACAAAACTCATGTGATTGTTTAGTATTCTCACTTTCAAATTTAGTTGGTCTTGGTGCTAAATACTTAGTACACCCAAAATCTTTATATGTATTAACTAATCCGGAACTTCCTGCTTTATCTATTAATGTATCCCCTATTAAATTATAGTAAACAGATAATTTAACACACATTTCGAAAAACAACTCTTTCTTTTTTGGACGAGTAAATATTGTGGCCACCGGCATATACCTTGGTATTCCAAATGTGTTTATTGTAGTTATTACACACATAGCACCTAATGATTTAGATACACCTTGGTCTTGATCGTAAGGGTCAATTCCTCCTTTATATAGCCCTTGTAAATGTTTTGCTGGATGGTATCCATCTAATATTAAAACACAATCCGAGTCATCATCAGTATCTTTTGCCGCTACAGCTCTTACTTTTAAAGGCTCTACTCTTAATCCTGTTTCTTCATTAAGCACCCATTCTAATTTATATTTAGAATATTTCTTTTTATTTATTGTTATTTCATCTTGTTGAGCATTTAACTTCTGTATGTCGAAATTGTTACTAAACATTTTTCTAAATATCTCAGATTCATTTATTGGATTATTCTGTAAATGCTCTAGGTATTTTTTTAAGTCTCCTTTTTTCAATCTTTCTCTCTCTTCCATGATGTTCTCCATGGCTGCTTCTCTATCTTCACATCCAATTATTTGATAAGGTTTGTATTTTTTTAAAAGATTAGGCGTTTCAGATACATCCTTCCCGAAACGTGTCGCTCCTCCGTAAAAAGGTTTTTTAAATCTATCTCCTGTAATTAAAAACTTAACTGCATTATAGTCATTTGGATTTTCCCATACTTTCTTAAAATCTTTAGAGCCTTTATTAATATTACCACCGGTTCCGTAAATCATAAACATACCTACCTGAGTATCACCATCCATTAAACAGTCATTTGTCGCACTAATAAACTCACATAAATTCTCAAACTCTCCAGACTCTTCAGCTACAACATCATTTAAGAATAATCCCTTAAACATATTAGGATTATTGTGCATGGTTCGTACAAATATCTTACAGTTATTGTTTTTTAGAGTTGTTTTACCATTCTCTATTAACTCATATCCGGAAACTACTTCATCAGGGTTGTTTAATAATGTATTTACCCTTAACTCAGGCTGTAATAAAGCTTCAGAATCCTCCCACTTAGTCATAAAATCCTCTGCATATTTCTTTTGTCCTGCCGCTATACCTGCCTGATATGACTCACTAAATCTAAATCCGTAATCTATTTTTGCTTTTTGAGTAAATTCTGATATACCGGCCCTTCGTTTCTTACCTATTATTAGATTTTTACCATTAGCCATACACCATTCAATTATATAACATAACTGCAAGTGTAAATCACAAAAATCAGGAGTAATTACACCGTGTACCGTACTCATTCTATTAAAATTCATATAATAATAGAATCTTCCTGGTATAAATATTCCGCCTGTTTGGTATCCGTTTACACATCTGTAAATTTGCTCGTTCCAAAAGTTCTCATAATCTGTTGTACCTACTACTTTTGGATTAATAGAAGCATCTGCATAATCAGGTATTCCGTCTACAACTAATGGATTCGGGCAAAATCCCTTTCCTTTGATATATGGCGGCTGCGGTATTGGTAAATCTTCTGCTCTCATATTCTTTTAGCCGTTACTGCCTTATACATTTTTTGATTAGACTTTAGTTTCTCAAAATGACTTAATGATATATTACCTTTAAGTTCTCCTTCAAGTATTTTCTCTTCTACTACTTCTCTTTCTATTGCTTGAATAGCTTTTCTGAACTTATCAATGCTATCCATTGTGTTCTTAATGCCACTTGCCGAGTTCTCTTCTTCTAAAATACCTAATAAAGAGTCTATCTTCTTGTTATACATCTCCACTAACTCAATATTTCTATTATACTGAAGTGATTTGTAAGCTTCTATTGCATCTTTTATCCTCTTTGGTCTTTTCTCTTCATTTAGTAGCTCCGGAACATTATCATTCCATACGTGAAATATTGCCTTAGAAACTCTTTGCCTCTCAGGAAACTGTCTGTAAATAGAATTGTAATCGTAAGCTAAAATAATGAATAAAACCTCTTTATCTGTCAATAGAGCTAATTGAGGTTCAAGTTTTACAACATCAGGATGTAACACCTTGTTGTTCTTCTGATCAATAAAAAATAAATAACTCATAGTATGTAATTAAAAAACCGTAAGCATCTCGCCTACGGTTTCAAATTTAGTGATTTTTTATTAATGTTTATGCTTATACTTATAAACTACACTTGTTTCCATGTATCTTTTGTAGTATAAAGGAGTGTCTTGGAATTGTTTATTGTATTCTTTTTGAATAGTATTTCTTTCTTCATTAGCTATAACAGCCCATACTATACATCCGCCGATACCTAAAATTAAAACTAAGGTTGCTAGAAATTTCATTTAAGTAATAAGTAAGTTAAAAATAATTGAGCATAATGTAATACCTGGTCGAATCCAACAGACACAAAGAAATTATGAACTTTGCCTTCTGACCATAACTTAGAATTTAATCTACTTGTATAATAATCTGTTATTGTATGCGTCACAAATGTAACTCCTACAAAACATAATACCTCTAATGGTAAAATTCCTAATGGAATTAAAAACACTCCAAATACAAACCATACAAAACTGTAACTTACTGTATGTGCCAATAACCACTTATTTTCTTTGCTTTTTCCCTTTGCTTGCTCGTCTGTTTGTAATACAAAATCAGCAAACCAATGTATTAAAATGATACTTATTATTTCTATAAAATTTAATTTTTCCATTTTTTATGTTTTTTTAATTCAAGTTTGAGTTATTTTTTAAAATACATCATTATCTTCGGCGGATACATCTACAAATTCTGTCTTAATTGTGTTATCTAACATATCATGTATATCTTCTTTGAATGTTTCTAAGAATATCTTTACATCATTCTTTAAATACATAGTATTAATTACCTCGTTCTTATAACTTACTAATCTATGGTCTTTATCAAATACAGGAGTAATTAAATCAATAAATAACCTCTCACATCCTCTATCTGTCAATTCTTCGAATAAGTGAGCGTAAAAAGATAACTGAAAGCTAATTTTAGTAAACTTATTATTAGGCAAGTGATTAAAAGGAGGGTTTAACCACGGTTGTCCACTAACAGTAAATAAAGAATCGTATCCTTTCTCAAAACATTTAAAGTCCGATAGGTGAAATTTACTATCCTTGCGGTTAGAAGTAAGACTTAGTTTATCCCAACTGCCGGCAACTCTATATTTCTTAGAATAAGGAACACCTTGTTCGAATGTCTTATTGTAGATTTTGTACTTTTCTAATACTTGAGGAACAAGTTGTTTTAGATCTTCGTCAGAATCTAAAATAGTAGCCGTTTGAGCGTATAATTCTAAAGCTTTATCTATACGCGTTCCGTTTACAGCAGTTTGCTCCCATCCTTGCCTTACTTCATCCGCCGACTTGCCATTAGCTCTACTCACTAACTTACTTATACCTTCTGCATCAAACTTCTTTACAAGTTTACCGTATAGTGCCGAAAATGAGATGTATTGATTACCTTTAGAATCAAAGTACTTGTGTTCGTTAGGCTCTAAATACACCTCATTTGGAAATAGATTATGAATCATATTTATTTTGTAGCTTTTAATTTGATTGGTTCTGCTATTTTTAATTCTTCGTTTCCTTTCTTATCAATAGAATCAATTTCCAAATTTGTAGTAACTGGCTCTACATCATCTCCTGATACCTCTAACATTAATGGCTCTTCTGCTTTAGTTTCTAAAGATACTTCTTCAGCGTCTTTAGTTTCGTAAATCTCGTCAGGTTGCATTACTAAGCATCCGTATTTTTCACATTCTGCCACTAACCAATTAACTCTATCCTCCGCCGACATCTCGTTTAATTTATCCATAGTCATCTCTTTATTCTTTCCATGGCGGATAAAGCTAATCATTAAGTCCTCGTCACTAATTTTCTTTAATCCTTTAGAGTATTGGTCAACCTCTTCTAATAATGAATCAATAATCTTCATTACTTCATCGAACCATTCATAATCATCACTAGAATCTGTTTTAGGTGTAGTTAAAGTAATTGTCTTAGTATCAAATACTCTACTTGCTATCTTAATCTTAAAGTATCCTGCAACTCCTCTTTCAAATTCTAAAGAAATAACATCACACCCTTCTATTAAAGTTAATTTCTCGTTTTTAGGTGTACTATCTGTTATTAATCCGCAGATGTTTAATCCAAAAAATCTTAATTCATTGATTTTTTCTTCCAAATCACGATTAATTGGGTGACGTACCGTGTCTTTAAATCCGTTTGTTACTACTTTGTTTTCTTTTACTGACTCTACCTCACCTTCTAAGATAAGTCCTTTCAATCCGCCGGCTTGTACCGTGATTTTTCTGATTACTCTTTCTTTCATATATTATTGGTTTTTAATTAAATTTATAATAAATTAATAATTCTCCTGTTTCACTAAATATTAAATTACCGGTACTATTAGTCCAGTAATCTCCAAACTCATAATAAGTTGCTGTTTGATTCAATTCTCCATCCATGGTCTATTCCCTGATTCAAACCATATATAGTCTTCTATACAACTAAAAACTATTACAGTTAATGTTACTAATTGCTCAAATCTCATAGTCTTTCTACCTTTATCCTCCAACAACATCTTATCTCTATCTAAATATTGAGCGTTTAAACTTACTTGAATACTAAAAGGTAATCTATTTCCGGCAGAATCAAACGCTAAATGTTCTTGAGCATATAAAGTTGCATCTACTATCGGATCATTCTCTCCGCCACCATACAATTCTACATACTGTAAATTATATACACTATCAAATAATGCGTATGGTTTTATTTCACTTGTTGACACCATGCTAAATTATCAATTATTTTTTAAATAAGTTATATATTTCTTCGTTTAATTTTGATTTAAAATCATCCCAACCATCTAGCTTGTTATTAAACTTAGGACACGGATATTCATGTATAAACTTTCCAATTTTTAACACCTCTTCATAAGTGTACGGACCTTCTTTTCCGTCAAATAACGGATGAGTTGTGCATGTTAAAGTTATCAAAGAATCAAGTTCATTACTTAAACAGTATGAAATATCCCATTTCTTGTCTTCGTTTCTCATAATTATTATTGTTTTTTAACTCAAAGTTGAGTTATTTTTTAAGGTTTTAAATACTTCCTTACTGATTTATAAATAACATCTAAGTCTCCCCACTTACTCAACATCTTAAAATTTTCTTCCTCAAATAGTTGTTTAGCAAAATTACATTGTGTATTAGTCATCGGCGGAATCTCATTATTTTTGATAGCCTCTTTCAACCACTCTTCGTACTCTTTTTCTTTATCGTAAATCATACTTTGCTTTTTAAATACCACTCATAAATACTATCATTTATTCTTTCAATAGGTCCAAATGGCCAAGATGTTTTATTAAATAATATCCAATCCACATCTTCTTCATCCGCCGTCGGAAAGTAATATCTTACCACTTCATCTGGCATTATATCTTCTAGTAAGGTTAACTTCTGCATAATTATCTTTCTATTATATCACCAACTCTTTCAAAATCAAAATCATGCCATGAACCGTATATTCCAAACATCTCGAAATAAGAACCGTTCCATTTAGCTATTATCCATCTTCCGTTATGTTTATCACTAGATTGTTCTTTAACCCAATAATATCCTTCTTTTCTATCCACCACTTCGGCGGAACATTTATTATCTTCCATAATCACTTATACTTATTATCCTTTTAAAAGGTTACAATTATTTACTAAAATCTTTTATCACTATACACCACTTACTAAACCTCCTCACCTTATCCATATCCCCCACAATCCACCTATCACCCACCCAATCCCACATCAACACCTTTCCTCCCATCGCCTTCTTAACCTGTCTTAAAAAACCCTTTGCTGCCGTTATCCTCATATCCGTTTTTTTTACACCTTATACGTAAGCTATTTACAAAAGGTTACATATTTTTTAAATTATTTTTCATTGATTCTTTTCATCAACAAAAATTTTTTATTTTTTTAAAAACTTTCGTGGGACTATATGGGTCAATTTTCGCAAAAGAAAAACGGATGACGTAATAGGGGGTATAATTTTAATGAGCTATAAAGTTTAGAAATGTAAATTAGGATTTTTACAAGGTTAGGATAATAAGTTAGCTAGTTAGTTTATTTTATACTTATGTTATATTGGTTATTATATTAGTAATGTATAGAGTGATAAATTAATACTTTGGAACGTCCGCCGCCTTGCAAAAACGTTTTTATTAATCCGCCGATATGTAACCATGAGCCGACAAAAAGCACATTTATAACTCAAAGTTGAGTTAATTTATCCGTTTGTAATCGGATAATCCAGGTTACCGCTTATCATTGATTTTAACCGTTCATGTAATAGTTAAATATTTAACATATTTGCGTTAAGTTTGGCATGATAAATAAACGACAACAAACGGCTATTTACTTGATACCACTCATGTAGGAAATTAACCACTCGTGTAATAATTTAAAAATATACGAGTTTGGCACGGTTTATGGCTAAATTTCGGCTTTTTTTAATGTGGATAAAGGTTAAATAAAAGAGGTAAATTTTAACACACTTTTTACCAATTACTTTTGCCGTTTATCCGATCATTTTACCACTTACAAAGTTTTTAAACCACTCGTACTAATTTTGAATAAAACGCGGATTAATTATATAACTTCACAATCAAATAACAATTAATAACCCCTTAATAATTAGAAATTATGAAAACTTACAACTTATTACCTGAATTTAAAATGACTCAAGAAGAAATTGAAATGTACAATAGTTTACCTGATAATATGCCAGGAAATAAACTAAACAAAAAACAACTTGACTTTATTTGGGAAATGTACTATAAATACATCACTAAAAATATAGATAACCAGAATTGGAGTGAGGAAATGTATAAAACAGAAATGCGCGAGAAATGGCCAAGCGGACCAAGAGTTAAAAGTCATGAGGCTAAAAGGTTTATTTTAGGTAATTTAGTATATAGACAAGAAAAGCCAGTTTTGACACTTGAGGAGGCGGCAGATACTTTTTTAAGTTGCTTAACAGCTCGTCCTATGTATGCAAAGTTAATAAGCAAAGTATATAAAAAAGGGTGAAACTACCATTTTATTGAGTGAAATTTATATAAACCCGCATTTAACGACACTTTTTTGTTAATCCACTGAGTAAACAACCATAAAAAACCCCTTAATTATGAAAAATAAACACATAACAACCCGCCTTAACATGATGATGCAAGAAGAAAAAAAGCAGCGTTTAGAGGCAATCGGGACAATAATAGAGCATAAACTAGTTAGAAACCCACAAACAGACGCAAACGAGCTATTCAACGCCTTATACGAACTAGATTTAGCCCAATTAAATGATATGTTAAGCGATATAATTTCAGAAATTTACGCAGAGTGTAACAAGTTTGTAACTGGTTCATAGTCAATAAGTTGGAGGTATAAAGATTATATAATACACGCTTTAATATGATTATATATTATCCGACAACAAACGACTACAAGCGAATAAAAGTTAAATAATATAAGTAAGAACAATTTAAACGTAATAATATGAAAAACAAGATTAAGACAATAGATATTCAGGCTAAAGAATGGTTCGATAAGGTAAATGGTAATAGTTACTTTGCGGGAGTGGTAACGGTTAACTATGGTATGAAAGACGCTAAGGAGTTTATTATGCCGTTTCAGTATGGATATGGTAGACAATATGAACAAGAAGCATTTAAAGTACTTAAAGAGGTTAATTTGATTAATACTACCTATACAAGTGAGTTAAGAGATTTGGGGATAGTATTAAGAAGTAATATATTAAGAGGGTGTAAACAAAAAGAGTTAAAAGAGTATAAATAGGTACATCCGCCGAACCGAAAAAACGATTTTTAATTTATTAACTAATTAAACAAATAGAAACCATGAAAACAGTGACATTCAGACAAACAGGATACGGACAATGGAAAGTAACGACCGAACACCACGGAAAAGAAATTAGTATGCACTTTACAGATGCACCAACATACGACTTAATTAAAAGTGAAGAGCGCGGATATAAAGAAGCTATTAAAAGATTAAGAAGCCGAATAATTAATGCTAATAAATTATACAAAGGCATTAATTAATAAAAGGAATTATAACGCAAACTTGAGTTAAAAACTATTAAATATTTTAAACCATGAAAAAGTTAAAACAACAAATAGAGAAAATGTATTTAGACTACTTCAATAACTTTTTAAGTATTTACCGATTCGCTGAGTATTACGGAATTGATGAAGATAAAGCCTATAGAGTTATTGACATAGGAAGAAGATTAAACCATTCAAAATAAGAGTAATGCCCACCGATTGATAAAACATATTTTTAACCCCTTAATAATTAGAAACCATGAAAATAATAACAACAAAAGCGCAGTTAATAGAATCTTTAAAAGACACAAAAAAAAACGATATAGTTGTAATAGACTTACAATATGCTATGGACTTAAGTAATGACTTGTATTCATTTTACATAGATGTTATCCCAGGAATTAAACTAATGAACGGAGAAACCGTAAACGAAATTAGATTTTGTCCCATACCAAATAAATAATTGAGCTATAATGTAACCTTTGTATAAGTAAATTAGTATAAATATTTTAAATATCCGCCGCCATGGACACATATAACACAGCATATAACTATTTAAAGAATAAATACGGAGTGCAAGTAAAAGGATTCACAAATAAATTTGAATCTAAATTAAGAATGCTGCCAAGCAAACAACAAAAGGAAGCTATAAAAAACGCCACAGACAAAGACAAAGACTTAATTCTTAATCCAGTAACAGACCAAGAAGATAAAATAATTGAAATATTATTGAATCAGTTTTATTATGGACAAGCCCCTAAAAATGAATTAAAACAAATATTAATCTCTTCTTAGATTTAGGAATAGTTGTCACGATAAATAT